ATTACTCATTGCTTTTTTAGCTCTTTCAACTAGTAGTGTTTTTCTTTTATAAGAACTAATCAAGTATAATGCCTTTTTTTTCAAATTTTCATTAAATTTTTTAATACCATTTTTATCATTATTTTTAATTAGCTCATAATATTTTAAAGCTTGTTGTAATTTTTCTTTCAAAGTTCTGCTTTTAGCAGTAAAACTTTTTTTAGGTATTATCGAAACAACAAAACCTTCGTATTTTTTTTTAGTGTCATTAGAATATTGTATACCCATAGGAAGTTTTTCTATTTTTAGATCTTCTAATAAACATTTTACTTTATTTATATTTTTTTTAGACATATATCTAAAACGATTTTTTGAACTTATAATTTTTCTTGTATTAAGATGAAGTTTTTTGTTTTTTGTTCCACCTGATTCTATATTATAACCATTTGGACAAATAGTATTATACAACTTAATAAATCTACATTCAAAATAATCTGCCTTATTTTTATCACATAATAGTAATAATTCTACTTTAAAAGATTTTTCACCATATTTTTTTATAGCATTTGTTAATGCTTTAGTTTCGTATATATTATTTTTAGAATTTCTTATATGCCTTTTCCATCTATACAAATACCCCCCTTTTCTTCCACAAGGATAATAAGATGTTGTTTGGCCAATATACATTTTATTATTATTTTTATTAGTAATTAAGTATATTTCAGATTGCTTTAATTTTTTTTTATCCATTTTATCAATTAAGATAATCTTTAAAAATATTTTCAATTTCAGCAGTGCAGTCGTTGAACTCTTCCCATAGGCAGTCGCAATTTTACCCTTAGGGATTAGATGCGGATTGTCCAATCTTTAACGTTATTACTATACCCGAAGTCATTACCTTGGTGTCTTATATCATTTCTAATATAAGGAAAGTAGTTAAAGCTCTAAGGAGGTTCCCGCAATTAAGGAATCTTGCCATAATTTATATGACTAGGTAGTTATATTAAAGAGTAAGTTACACTGTTTATCTTTAATGGTTTCTTACTCAACCATTAAAGCAGCTACCTGTTACGACCCTAACACATTGGTTCAGTCGGTTGGCGATTAATCAGAAGGATATCACCATCTTTAAGATGTCGATGGACAATATCTCCTAATTCTACCTTGATAAGATTTTTCTTAGGTAGAGTAATAACAGATATAATTTTACCTTTTCTTTCGATTTTATCACCCATATGAAGATTTATATTAGGATCTTCTATAGTTAATCTTTTACCTTTCCTTATTAACATATCCCCTCGTTGAACCAATCCTGGCCTTCTAAATAGGTCACCTGGAAGTAATTTAAGGTCTTTAGTATTATCTATAGTAAGTTCTTTTCCTTGTCTAATAATTACATCTCCATATAATAAAGAAGTTCCTCTTCGGGTTCCTGCATATTTTAGATTAAGTGTTACTTTCCTGGAACCTTTAACAAGAAGATTAGCTTTTCCTTCGTTAACAATATGAGTTAGATATTCTTTGTTATATTTAGTGACATATTCAGGAGTAGTTAATTCGGTAGCAACTTCGGGTGGCAGACCCATTTCCCCAAACTTAAGGTTTGGATCGGGTCCAATGACCGTTCGACCAGAAAATTCAACTCTTTTACCCATAAGATTATTTCTAAGCTGTCCATCCTTTCCAGTGATTCTCTCCTTGATCCCTTTGATAGCTCTCGAGATACCTAACTCCGTCACGCATTTCCTCGTGATTTCATTGTTATTTATTCCTTCTTCCTTATTATTTGTCTAGAATAATAAAGTTTTACACAGAATAAACACTGTTGCCAGTGGGACTAGAATTAATCTTAAGCCTTCATCGAGATAGTCAATCTCTCCGGCCCATACTTATAAATTCGTTGAACGTTCCCCGTATTCATGACTGAAACGAACTTAGGGGCTTCGCTGCGGATTGTCTCTAAACTTACATTTTTTACTGTATTTCTAGTGATTAACTAGAACCATCAATGTGATTTCTCACAAGATTTAGTATGTAAGTCTTTCTTTTATCGAGATATCCCCGCAATTTAAGTATGTAGCCCTCTAGACAGGACTAGCCTTACTTTTGGTAAGACTACGGCATTATAATTCACCGTTGGTAGGGTGCTTAGCTTTTTGCTGACTATTGTTATAGAATGTACTAATTCTAAATTTAAGAGTATTAAGAGCTTTTTGTCGACGAGTTTCTTTTTTCTCGTCAATAGGTTTTTCTAGTGGATCAGGTTTGAGGATATTGTTAGCTTTAATTATTTCCATTAATTGGTTAGTTAGATCATCATCACATGTATTACCGTCAGTTAATACAAATGGTCTGGCAGCTGGGGGTATTACTGGGAAATATTGTAGGATAAGATTTCTAGGGTGTATTCGGGTGGGATCAAAACCACATAATATAACATCTTCATCCTTGATAGAGTCAAATATTTTTTTAATTTCGTCAACACTAAGTTGAATAATAATTTTACCTAGATGAGTAATTTTCTTTTTTGTTTTCAAATCATTATCTTTATTCATCCATACCTTTTCTCTATATGATTTATTAATAGTGTTATCAGTGGTAGAATAGGTTATCCATGGATGTGGATCACCGCAGCGACAACATACACCAACTTTTTCAAGTTTTTCCAATAATTTTTTGAATCTCCTTTCTTTTTTATATTTGAGCAAACCATCAATAGCCATTTGATCAGCGGTAATAAGAAGTCTATTACACTGAAGACAAAAGCATCTTAAAAATTGTACAACATATTTGTAGAAAAGAGGGTGTATGATATATTCATTTAACTCAATATGCCCAAAATGTCCAGGGCATTCTATAGCCCGTTTTCCACAAGTTTCACATGGAAGATTGTTTTTAACATTAGAGCTAGCACCCATTCTGGGGTCGTATACAGTACCACGCCCTTCATTTTTAGAAGAGGTGATTTTGCATACTGAAAGATTGAGTATTTCTTGGGGTGAAAATATTCCGAATACTATAGTATCAACTTCATTTATCTCTTCCATCGAGTTTTGGAAATTTATAATAATATTAATTTTAAATTTCAATTTTACCAAAATATTACATAGGAGGTAAATTTTTTCCATCCACATCATAGTTAATTAACCCTTCCTTATTTTCTTCCACAGAATAATCATGAAGATCATTATCATCTAATATAACAGCATTACCTTCATCTAAATCATCTTGTAATGTTCTAAGGCGATATCCTGGCCATCGTTTTCTTACGGGAAACCCCCAAGCTCTTTCAAAATATTCTTCTATTTCATTTTTAATTGGTACTGTATGATGAGGCATACTTTCGTGGTACCATGTTTTAAATGCTCCATAGAGATCGCTAAGGCTAAGATTTTTATCTTTATCTTCAACGATACGTTCTTCTATGAATTGTCTGTAAACATCATTTTGTTTTCTATAAATAGCTGTAGCCATGCGAACTTTTTCAGGTTCAACTCTTTCCCCCATTTTCTTTCTGTGTTGCAATAGTATCCATGCAAAAGGTTCAACAAGAGTGGGTATTTTTTTCCCAAATTCTTTATCCATGGGAAATCTTTTTTCTCGTAATTGTTCTTCGTAGGTAGCAGGAGCGGGATCATTGGGTCTACAGAAAGTGGATTCGAAAGGTATGACTCTGATTCGGTTCCAAACAGCTTTATCACTGTATTTTAATTTAGGTAGTTTATTGCATATAAAAACTAATTTAAACATAGGAGTTATTTCTCGCCCATCTTTACCTTTTTCGAAAAGATCTCGAGCATAATAGGAATCATTACCGGATAAATTTTTTAATATACCAATATTGATAGTTTCATCACTATTAGGTTCTTCCAAAGTAGCAAGTCTAACTCCTCCTCCAGCACGAGCTAATTGAGGATTAGCTGATCCGGATTGTACTTTTTTACCTGTTATTACTGTAGTATCAAATTTTATAGATAATTGTCTTCCTAGCATTTTTTCAAAAATATTTTGTGTTACTGATTTGGCATTATCACCTTCTCCAGTCCAAAAATATACATGTTTTTGATGATTTCCTCCCATAAATATATCTGATGATACATCTAAGAAATATTGTCTAATAGATTTATCAGGAAAAACCTTTTCTAAATAGTCGTAAACACTGTGAACTCTTTCATCATCTTCAGAAAATTCAATATAGTTTATGGGAGCAGTTTTAGATATAAAATCTTCCGGTCTTCCCCGACGAAATGTATTTGTAACTAAATCATATATCCCATTTTTAAAAGGGAATAGGGTTGGATTAGTATCCAATTTTTCTCTGAATCTTCTATCGTAGAATACTTCCATGCATTCTTTCATTACATTATTTTTATAGGGAGCAGATTTTAGATTCCCCATCATTTTTTGAATTTGTTTAAGACGAGATTGAAACATAGCTTCTTCTCCCTTATCACGGGCATCAGATAACTTTTTTAAGAGTTCTCCTCCTATTTTGGAATATTCTTTACATATATTACCAGAAATTTTTTGCCTCAGAAAAACTCCATCTTCGATTTGTTCCCATGTATGACCACTAAATTGAAACCACATTTTAGATGCTACACTAACACATACGAATTCTGTTCCATATTCAGCAAATAATACTTTAGCTATATCATTATGAGAACCGCTAAGAGATTGGTGAATATATTTTGTAGCTTCTTCCTGTTTGAATTGACGATATTTTTCAGGTGAATCTATACTTGCGTAATATTTAAGACTAGCTATAGTAATATCTTTTTTTACCATTCTATGCCATGTATGTATACAAACCCCTTCATCATATTGATCTTGACAACGAGAAGAAAAATCACACCACATATCCAGCGCATCTGAACATCCTTCCCCTATGTTGAAGAGAATCCACCCTATTGTCATCCATTCATTTCTATCTTCAGCCCGAAAATCTGCTAAAAGAGGTAATAGTTTTTTTGCTATAGCAAGACCTTGTGTTACTGATAATTTTTTATAATTTTTATCTATTTGCTTTTTTTCCCTTAATTTTTCTTTCAAGGGAGATATAAGTCCATGTACCAATTCGTGAGTATCTCTTCCGTATGGAAGAATACTTAAAATTCGTGGAAGATATTCTCGTACCCTACCCTGTACACGTATAAGTTTTTCCCTGTCATCAAATATTTGATAATATTTTAAAGCTTTTTCAATCTTTACAGGTTCTAACTTAGAATTATATACTTTTGACACCATATAGGGTTTTAATCCTTCTCCTTTACTGCATCCATATAATAACCACGGTACTTTACAACAACTACTATCAATTAATTTTCCAGAATCTTCTACACCAATATCTTTAAATGTTTCCTTTTTATTAAGAAGATCTTTAACTCTAGGAATCAATTGAACTTCTTGATCTACTTTACTAAGAAAACAATTAGGAAAATGAAGATGAAATCCATGTTTAGCATAACAATTACCATTTTTGTTTATTCTATATAGCGGTTTTTCCAGAAGAATGCACAAAAGATTTTCATCTGTACATTCTTCTACTATTTTTTTTAATACTTTTTGATATATCTGAATTACTTCTGTAGTATGAGTTTCGGTATGCAAATAATCACCGATATCTTGAGAGTCATCGTCCCGAATCTTTATATCAATATCCGCCAAAACAGGAAGATATGTTTGGGGTTTTTCGGCTATCCCAATACAAGATTTAGGAGACTCTTGGAGGGTATTCATAAATTTTTTCCAAAATACTTCCAAATCTTGACGTCCAAATTGGTATTTTCCTTGAAGAGGACCCATTGTTACATGAGTATGGAAAACACCTTTAACCTTGTGTTCCCTAAGAATTTGCTCTAATGATGGATTCATTTGTCTTACTATTGTACTATATAAATAAAATCATTTTTAAATTTATTTATATAATAATTTAAAAACTATATTCTAGCTTCGTTTCCTAATTTAAAAAGTCCTTCCTTCTAATTAAACAATGAAAGATACTAAAACTACCTCCCAAAATGATCTGAATAAAAATCCTTCAGAGGAAACTACAGACTCTCTAGTAGAAAACAATACAAATGTTTCTTCTTGTTCCTTAGATGAAGCGAATATTGTTGGCCCAGTTAAAACTGATAGCGACGAAGAAACACAGCTTTTAAATAATACTAGAGAAAATAATAGACAGTCTCAGCATAACAATGAGAATAATAATGAAAAAGATATTAAGGATGAAGCTAGCCCATTAAATTTGCAGAAGTGGAGTGGAAATACAGAAAATGAAGATACACAGGATACAGAAGATGATACAGAAGATGATACAGAAGATGATACAGAAGATGATACAGAAGATGATACAG